ATTGAAGCTGTAAAAGATTTAAGCAAACAAGTAGAGGAACTTAAAAATGGCTCTACCAACTAGCGGAGCAATAACCTTAAATCAAATTCAGGTAGAAGCTGGAGGCTCATCAGAATCAGCTTGTACTATAAACGACTCAGATATTAGAGCATTAATAAGCAAGGCATCAGAAGCACAAGCAGACTTTGCTGATTATTATGGTGCAAGAGCAGAACAAACATCAACAGGAACAGTAGCACAATCATTTGTTATAAACGCATATTATCAGCAGTACGTTACATGGGGTTACAGGCAACAAGCATATAATAACGGAACTGTCATGGGTACAACAGGAGCAACTTCTATAACAGGTATTTCTGGCAAAACTTTATTAGAACTTTCTACCGGAGGTTTTTTTGGCACTAATGCAGTTAAGCTAATAGTTGATGATAAAATGACTAACGCTAATTGGAATACTATAACAATAACAAATTGCTCTGGTCCAAGTTGGAACAGCACTACTAATACTTTTAGCAGAACAAGTGCAGATTATTTCGCACAATCACAAAATGCCGGAGCTCCTTCTGGATGGCAGACTGAGTGGTTATGGCTTGCACCAAGTTCTTCCTTTCAAACTTTTGGACATTACAACCTTGCTTATATTGGAGCAGGTCCAAATCATGATGTCACTTTTGCATGAGGTAATTATGGAAATTTTATTTTGGACAGTTTTAACTTTAATAGCAGGAAAAATATTACTTAAAGTAGTACGACCAGACATTAACAGGTATGTTGATAAGAAAGCAGTAGAATGTTGGAATAATTTAAAAAATTATTTAAGGAATTATTTTTAATGTCAGACGCTAAAATACAAGAAATAGATAAAAGACTTAGTGCACACGAAGCTGCATGCGACCAACGCTGGAAAGAAAATTATCGCAGACTTGACTCTATTGAAGCGGCAGTAAAATCTGGAAACAAGTCAATAAGAGGTGTGTTAATTTTTATGGTTGTTACTTTATTAGGAATAGTTGGATATTTTTTAAATTTAGTAATAACATTCAATTTAAATTGATTGATAGTGATAAAAAAAACATGGAAATATCATGGAAGAAAATATTACTATCGAGAAGCCTAAAAAAACAGTAAAGCTAGAACTAGAACTAGACACAACTCAAAAAAAACACGAGCCAAATAAGTTTAAAAGCTGGATTGATTTAGCAGTTGCTATTGACTCTTGGCGTATTTTCCCAAGGCTTTTTATTACAATATATATTGTATTGCTTTATAAAACTTGTGTTTGGTTTATGCAATTAGAAACACCTAATTTAGAACAGAGCGGGTTTGTTTCTGTTGTAGTTGGAGCAGGAGCGGCATGGTTTGGACTATATGCCGGAACAGGAGGCGGAAAAACCAAAGTAAAAGAATATGATTAAAGAAATATTTATAGTTATTGCAGAAGTAGGATTTCCTATAGCAATGGCTGTGGTTAGTGGTTTTTTTATTTTTTTAACTATCAAATATATTTTAGACAGTGTTATCGGTCAGGTTAATGGTATATATAACATCATACAATCTTTAGACAACAGAGTTAAAACCATGAACCATGACATTATAAGAATTGACTCTACTATGTGTTCTGTTCTTGGCATAAGACCAGACCTTGAAAGAATTTCTAGGGCGGATGGTAAAGAAGACGCAAGAAGAGATTAAATGACAGCTTACATATCTTTAATATCAGAATATGGCTTTCCTATTGTTGCTACTATAGGTCTAATATATATGATTTATTATATTTGGCGGTTTATTACTTTTAACATTAAAAAAAAATTATCAGAAGCTCACACTACATTAATTAAATTAGTAGACAGAATAAGAATGTTAGACAATGATTTAATTAGACTGCAACAAAAATTAGATACAGTCATAGAACTCAGAGAGCTTAAAGATGAAGAAAATGCAGATAATAGAAAAAATAAAGGAAACGCCAGATAAATATAAATGAAAAACTCTGACGTTTCCCAATGCGTAATGCACTAACTTAAAATGATATTTGAAAAAATTTGATTAGGAGGTCCTCAAATATCAAATAATATATTACACAATTTTTTACTATATGCAACATAAATTTATTAAAAATTGTAAAATTATGTTAAAGTATTTTTATGAGTAAATTTTTATTTGGAATTATCTTTGTTATGGGAGCTGGTCTTTCTTATATGTGGTATGAAAATCAAAATTTAAAACAATTAAATATTGCATACGAAACAAGAGACGCACAACAAAAACAAACTTTAAACGAATTACAAAAAGACTTCGCTTTGCAAGCAGAAAGCTTATTAAATTTACAAGTAAAAAATCAAAAAATACAAAAAGAAATGGATAACTATTTGGATATTTTTAGAAGGCATAATTTAACAAAACTTGCGATAGCAAAACCAAAATTAATACAAACAAGGGTAAACAATGGAACAAAACAAGTATTTAACAACATTGAAGAAATCAGCCGGATTATTGATAGTGCTGATGACTTTAAGTTGCAGTCTGATACCAAATAAAGTTGAAATGATTTCTTCTCCTCTGGAGAGAAAAATAATTCATCCAAACTTGCCAAATTCTTTAGATTTAAAAGAGCCTTTTTGGTATGTAGTGTCTAAAGGAAATTTTGATGAGTTTGTTGAAGAAATGAAAAAACAAAATGGTACAGTGGTTTTTTTTGCTATGTCTGTTCCTGATTACGAACTTATGTCATATAACATGCAAGAATTAAAAAGGTACATAAGCGAGCTTAAAGAGGTTGTTGTTTATTACAGAACTATTACAGAAGTGGAGTAAGATGAAAATATCAGAAGAAGGAGTAGCACTTTTAAAAAAGTTTGAAGGTTGTGAACTAGAAGCATATCAAGACAGTGTTGGAGTATGGACCATAGGCTATGGTCATACTAAAGGCGTAGATGAAGATATGAAAATAAGCAAAGATGAGGCAGAAAATTTATTAAAAAAAGAATTGCCAGAGTATGAAGGCTATATAAACAAATTAGTCAAAGTACCTTTAGAGCAATATCAGTTTGATGCTTTATGTTGTTGGGTTTATAACTTAGGTCCTACTAATCTTAAAAACTCAACCTTACTAACTGTACTTAACCAAGAAAGATATGAAGATGTTCCTAGAGAAATTAAAAGATGGAATAAAGCCGGAGGACAAGTATTAAATGGCTTAATAAGAAGAAGAGAAGCAGAAGCTTTATTGTTTGAAGGTAAAAAGTGGTACTAAATGCTTTATACTATGTCTAATCGTCCATACACGACTAGAGCAAGGGAGTGTCAAGCGTTCACTATCAACTTCCTTGCTCGTTAAAAAATGAAAGATATATCATTTAAAGATTTTGATATTTTATCTCCCTCAGAAAAAGAAGAGGCTATAACTCTTTTATCAAGATACGAACAAATAGATAAACAAGATAACTGTAGAAAAGATTTTTTATCTTTTGTTAAATATATGTGGGGAGATGCTTTTATTGAAGGCAGACACCACAAAATAATTGCTAATAAATTTAATAAAATTGCCAAAGGTAAATTAAAAAGGCTAATTGTTTGTTTACCGCCAAGGCATTCTAAATCAGAATTTGCTTCAACCTTTTTACCTGCATGGCTTATGGGTTTAAATGGCACTTTGAAAATTATTCAATGTACACACACAGCAGAATTAGCAGTAAGATTTGGTAGAAAGGTAAGAAACTTAATTGACAGCGAAGATTACAAATTTATTTTTCCTAATTTAAGTTTGCAAGCTGACAACAAAAGTGCTGGTAGATGGACAACAAATCAAGAAGGCGAAGCGTTTTATGCTGGTGTTGGCGGAGCAATTACAGGTCGTGGTGCTGATTTATTAATAATTGATGACCCTCATTCTGAACAAGATGCTTTGTCTCCAAAAGCACTAGAGTCTTGTTATGATTGGTACACATCAGGACCAAGACAAAGATTACAGCCGGGCGGCACTATAATTATAGTAATGACTAGATGGAGCACTAAAGATTTGGTTGGCAAGCTTTTAAAAAAACAAGGAGATGAAAATGCTGACCAATGGGATATAGTTGAATTTCCAGCGTTAATGCCCAAAACAGGCAATCCTTTGTGGGGAGAGTTTTGGAAAAAAGAAGAATTACTTGGTGTAAAAGCATCTCTGCCTGTTAGCAAATGGAACTCTCAATGGCTACAAAACCCTACAGCAGAAGAGGGTAGTATAGTAAAAAGAGAATGGTGGAGAACTTGGCATGGAGAAAAAGTACCTTCTTACAGCTATGTTATACAAAGTTATGATACTGCTTTTTCTAAAAAAGAAACTGCTGACTATAGTGCTATTACTACTTGGGCAGTTTTTGAAAGTGAAGATGATGGCTCCTCAAATATTATTTTACTTGATGCAAAAAGGTTTAG